GCTGTATTCCAGATCCTCAATATCGAAAAGCCTGTAACCAAGATCCGCATAGACGAGTTTTAGAAACCCCCAGCAGTCCAGCCCGTCCATCGTCCGGCCCCGGTGGCGGTACGGTATACCGAGATACTTGCCGATGACCGCCTTTTCTACACCACGTAGATCCGGCGCGTCGGTACGGACGGAAACGCCCCGAACCGGTGATAATTCTCCAGCACCTTGCACCGCTGTTTGGTTTTGTTGCATGAAACCTCTCCTCCGATATACCCGCATTCGGCAGACTTAAACTTCCATGCGCAGTAATTACGCGCGTACCTGCGCGCAGGCAGATCAACGCCCAGAACATCGAACTTGCCGGTCAAGGTGAACTCGACGCTCTTCTGGTCTGCTGTATAACTGTCGATATAAAAAACGTCGTCCATGTGCGCGTCCGGATCCGCCAGCCGGTCGGCCCAGACCATGCGGATCGTGACCTTCTTCCCGCGCAGGTCGAACTGCTCAAGATAGAGCTGAATAAACCGCGATACGTTCGCAAGCCTCACCTTGACCTGATCGATCTGCCCCTGATTGTTCTCACCGATAAACTCATGCGTAATCGGGAACTTCGAATACACCAGCCCCTGATACGTCACATCCTGATCGAACCCAGCAACCCGCAAGTCATTAATGGAGTCGTACTTTTCGAGGACGTATAAAAAGATGGGCGCGTTCTCCTGCTTCGATTTCTCGTTTATAAATTCGGGACTGATGTCTCTCGGCATTACTTCACCTCTATAAAATCGAATTCGAAGTCATACACTTCGTACGCTTTCATCGTGAATTTAAAACTGTCGTCGGAAAACCTGACCGTGTATTCGGTACCATCATTAGGATTCGTCCATGAGAACGACATAAACGCGCCGTATTTACCGGAAAAGAAATTCCGCATCATCTCCATATCCGCCTTTGTCCGGTTGGAAAACCTGAGTCGCCATTTGTGTAACGGTGCCGCCCACTTGCGCCTGCGCTGTTCAACGCCGCTTTCAAACTCCGAAATAAGCGTCTTGTATTCCAGCGTCTCTTCAAAAACAAAATCCGGTAAATAACTAAAATCGCTCATGCGTAACTCCTGATCACCGAACGGATCTTCCCATTGTTGTAAATGTCGTCGGCAATTGCGTTCGAAAGCATCTTGCGGTTACGCCAGACATCCTGCGCGTCCCACGCCTGAATGACCTGATTAACGTTGATCGTGACACCGCCGCCGCCCAACGACTCTCCGCGGTTAAGCGCACGCAGGTTATCCGACCCGCCTAACGACTGCATTCCCCTGCGGGAAAGCACGCCTTCGCCCGTTTGCGCGATGATCGGCACCTCATCCGGTGCAAGACCCGAATGCGCCCGGATAAACGCGCGGTTGCGCTTTTCGACTGTTCCTTCGCTATGAAACAAACTCGCCACCGGCACGCCGAAGATCGTGCCGCCCGCGCCTGCCATCGCCGTAAATATTTTGATCAATAGAAGCTTCGCCAAGATGTTCGAGATCATCTGTAGAACCGCCCTGCCGAAGTCCGCGAACACCTCTTTGATACTGTGAAGCTCGCCTGTAAACGCCTTGAAGAAAAACTGCGAAAAAGCGTTCTGCATGTTATGCGCCGACTGCTTGGCAAACTCTTCCATAACATTAAACTGCTGAGCCGCCTCTTCCGCGCTCTTGCCCACATCCTTGGCAACGTTCTTCAATATCTCCGCTGTCTTATCACCGGTCTCCTTGACCTTGGCAAAAACAAGGTCATACTGCTTCATCGCGTCCCGCGCGCTTTCCTGCGCGGCCAGATTGAATGCCGTACGCGCTTCTTCAAGCCCTTGAGTCAATCCCTCGACATTGAAATGAATCTTGTTCTCTTCCAGCGACTGCGAAAACTTCTCAACCTCCGCGGACGCCTGCCGATATGTTTCACCGACACTGCCGGGAAGCTTGCCCAAAAGGTCATAGAATTTGATTAGCGGAACCATGAGCGATTGAAAAAAGTCCACGGCAAACCCTAAAAGACCGTTAAGAGCGGTAACTATCCCCTGAATGAAACCTTTGACTGCCCCTGCGCCGTATTCGAGAATCGTAAAGACACCCGCCACCAGATGATTTGCAAACCCCTGCAGAAACCCCAGCACCTGCCAAAGCGACTGACCTGCCTTTTCCATAAAATCATTCCATTGGGATTTAAGCATCTGCACCTTTTCGTAGCTGGTCATCATCTCGAGATTCACCGCTTCAAGATGCGTCTTGCTCTGCGCAAGGATATGATTGGCCATGGCCTGCGCCATGTGGTATTTCTGAACCTGCTCAACGGTCTTGCCGGTTGCCTTGGCATATTCTTCAGCCGCGTCTTTAAGCGACAGCTGAAGCCCATATGAACGCCTGAGCGTCGTAACCAGCCCGCCGGTGACCGCGCTTGAAATGTTCTGAAATGCCTCTTCAGTCGTGGTGCCGAATATCCGCGCTTCGGCCCGCGCCTGTTTCATTAGCGCCGTGACCTGATCCATATTCAAGCCCTGCGCCATAAGCGCCGAAACCTTATCTGCGACGTTGGAAAAATTGACTGTTTCCTTTGAAGCCTCCATGATCGCCTGCCGCATTTTTTGCGAGTCTATACCAACACTCTCCGCCATGCGGCTGAAACTCTGCTCGATCTGTTGCGCCTTCGCGCCCATTTCCATAAGATCCCACGCCTTGCGAAGCGCCATAATGCTCGCCGTAATGGCCGCGGTGATCGCAATCCAATTTTGCTTCCATGCATTAGCGAATCTCTGCAGATTGCCGCGTACGCCCTCAAGACGTTTTGTCGCCTCGTCCTTGAGCCGCAATATGATCGAAAGTTCTTTATTCGTCATCGTTTGAACCTGTCCCTTCTTTTCTGCATCTCCTGCTCGATTGCCTGCAGTTCCTTTTCGATCACTTCGAAAGCATCGAGCATTTTGGCCGACTGGTCGATCCAGCCGCCCGCGTTCGGCAGATATCCCTGCCTGTAAAACTGAAATGCCCTTATAAAGCTCGCCGACTCTCTCGTGACGATCTTAAAAGGGCATCCTCGATACTGCGTTCCGTTAAGCTCCCAGACTTCCTGCCCGGGCACTTCATACTCGCATTGAATCTTTCTCCCGCTTAAACAGCTCTGGCAGTTCAGGGTGAGGCCGCCCAAATGAACCGCCACGATCAGTTTTTTTGTTCGCCCTCCGACAGTTTCGATTCGTTCAATATAACCTCGGCCAGTTCCTGCCTCAACTCATTCGGAAACATGGCAATGATCCTGTCCGGAACGACGTTTCTCATCTTGCCCGCGTAATGAATGGTCTCAAACTTAAGCTCGACCGGCTTCTTGGTCTCGGGATCCAGAAAATTCGTCAGACCCTTAAGCCCGAACTTGATCGCCGTGATCTGCCGCTTGTTCCAATTGAGCCTGACCTTGGCCTTATCGTTGGGATTGGTCGAGCTCATCTCGTACGTACTGCTTTCATCGTCGACCTCTGCCCTCAACACCGGATCCAAAAGCCCGATATGAAACACGCTCGGATTCTCTTTGTCCGGATCGAGTTTCGAAACATATTCGCGCGTAGCATTGACATCAATTCCCGTAATCATAAAAACACCTCCTGTTTATAAAAGTAATAAAGCGAGTTCATCATCCCCCGGCTCCATCGAACCAGTCAGATCGAACGACGTCTGCGCCAGCTGTATGCCGTCGCGGTCTCCGTCATCGACCTTGTTATAAACAATCCCGGGAACATAGAACCGGAACTTATTGCCTTCAGTTTCTCCGTACGCCAGATCGAGTACCATCGGCGTATTGCCGAACCACTTGGAGAAGAAATCATGCGAGGCAACCGGAACCATTTCCGGATTAAACGACCCTTGCATGTCCCGGCCGGTGATCATGTAAGACAAAATTCCTTTTGCATCGTCGATCTTGTCCTTTGAAGCCAGCGTATTCGACACGTCGATCTCCATCTCACCGACATTAAGCGACACCCCGTCGCAGGACATGACCGCGTTCAAAAGCACCGGCGGCACCGTATCGTCGAAGCTCACGCCGGTAAACATCGGCGTATCCGTAACCCCATGCTCAACGCCCTTGAAACTGAAATCGAGTGTCGCCGGTTCGCCGATCTTGAAGTTGAACTTGACCGTCCCTCGGCAACCTTTAAGAAGCTTCGCGACACCGTCCTCATAAAGCCCCATGGTCAAAGAAACCACGGAACTGCTGACCGGTTTGATTTCAAAACCGGCATCCGACGGATCAGCCGATGCCATGGCAACAGCTCCGGAGGTCCCGCCGGTCATGTTTTCCCCGGTCTCGAACGTCCCGGTTAACGCGACAAAATACAGCGTCGGCGCACCATTTGCCGTCCTGATCACAACCCTGCCAGTCGCGCCCGAAGTGTTTCCCGTGATTGTTTCACCGTGCAGATAAGGCCCGCCTGTAATCGCGCCGATGGATATTTTCTTTAAAGCATTCGACAGAAAACCGCAGGCCCTGACCAGCCGCATCCACTCAGGCTCGACCGTTATCGAACCGGATCCTTTCAGCTCGATACTGAAATCGATCCCGGCCGAGCGTTTTCCCGCCAGCTTACCCATCTTGGTCAAAGACGCGCGCACGGGATCCCGCTGGTACATCTGCGGATCGTAACTTGCCTTCGGTGAAAAGTTCACCAGAATGCCTGCGTCGGCCGCCAAGAGGGTTTCCGCTGTTCCCTCTACAGACTCTATCTTCGCCGCAAGCTGGCGTTTTCTTATGAGCATTGACATTGCAATCCCTCCTTTTAGTTCTTTGCTGTCGGGTCCGACCGTAAATGCCGGTAGCGGACTCGAAGTTCCATGATGATCCCCGCGTACGGCTGGGCCTCGGTCGTTTCAAACGGCGTTGTTCCCGAAACGTCCGTATCAATCGCCATACCCCCGCATGTCGGGTCCTGCAGGATAGCCTTCTTGATATCGCCCTGCAGTCTGTTCAAATAGGTGTCCGTCGGCACCGGATCGTTCTCATCGGTTATGAAAAATATGTCCAGATACAGCGTCATAAGGCACTCTTCGAACATATTCGGAAGACTCGATTCGTCCTCATCACCCGGGCTGATAACGACCATCGGCATATCGACCATTCTGTTGCCGTGCATCGACCAGCGCTGAACTGTGGCAGGGGTGAAATCGAAATTGTACCCGTTGGCGATCGTCACGCCTTCGAGCACTGTCTTGATGTTCTGCAATATCCGTTCTCTGACCGTTTCCATCAGATCTTCCTCAATGCCTTTTCGATCGATTTATTCAAAATATCTATCCGGTAATTCATCAACCCGTCCCATGTCCGGTAAAACCCGAGCCGCGGTTTGATTCGCACCGACCGCTTCAGCACATACAACGGTAAAACTTTCTGCGCGCGTTTCGTTACCCGCGCAAGAAACGTCTCACCCTTCCAACGCAATGCCCGGACGTTTTTCAATTCTTTGGGCTTTTTATACCGCGCTCGGAGTTTCCCCGACGGCGTGAACATTTCCGTCCTCGCTGATAACGGCACGGCCAGCCGCTTGCCT